AACAGGGGATTATCTCGGAACTGGCAGCGAAGAAAAAGAAACTGGAAATGCTGATCGAACTGATTGAAACTTTCTCAGGATTAGAAAACCAGATACTTAGATTGAAGTACATCGAGGGCATGACACTAGATATGGTTGCAGAAGAATTGGGATACAGCGCCGCCTACATTAACAAGAAACACCAATTGGTAATGCGGCTAATGAGGTATGCGGAGAAAAGAGATTTGAGCCTAACATGAAAGTGATACTTTTTGAACGTCCATCTTTGGGGCTGTCACCCCTTGAAAAAGGGTGATATTCTAAGAACATGAAGAACTGAGCGATCAGACTTCACGTTCACCACTCCCTCTTAGGTAGAACGAGGACAAGTAGAAGAGTTTTCGAGATAGGGCTACTTTGAAAGTTCTTGACACGGCATTAGGCATGAGCAAGACCTCGGAAGGGTTTTGCTTTATGTCTAAATGATAGCGAAAGTGCATATACTACACGAAACGAATAAGGGGAGAATGAAGATGAAAAAGACGATAATGGTAATTGCGATAATGGCGGTAATGATGTTAGGCGCTTGCGTACCGGAAGAGGTGGAAGCAGTAAAGCCGCTTGAAACTGAAATGTCCGATGTAACATTGACACATTTCTTCGGAGAATTAACATGGCGACTAGTTGAAGCTAATCGAGAAGAACCAGGAAGTTATGAACGGAAAAGTTTTCTTGATGCAGCAGTTGCGAAAAGTGAGTCTTCGATGAGGAAGCTTGAAGAGAAATATGATCCTAACATTCCGGTTATGATTTCATTAAAGAGATACACCGAGTCGCGTATAGTGCTGGCCACTTTGCGTATAACTACAATGTTAGCCTTTTCGCCTGTAGATACAATACCGAGCATCTTATTAGTAAGCAACAACGCAATGGTCGAGGACTTAAATGAGTTACGTCCGCCCCTCAATATGTTATAAGGTCTGTCCGTGGTCCACACGTCTTTGAAATGTGGGTTGACGTTCTCTTGTATATCTATTACTTTTAACGTCATTTCTCAGTCCATCTATCTACAATCTGAATGGTGAGGGGTTCAGTCCGTAACGGATCTTTACTCATTAACTCGACCTCTTTTTCAACCTTTGCAATTTGAGCCTGTAGCATCTTCTTATGCAGGTCCATTCGAGGATCAAACATTCCAACGTGCTTACCGATTAATTCAGTAGCCTTGTTAGCGCCCGAACTATCAAATTGGTATTCTCCTGTTGGAACTAGTCTTTGCTTATCGTGACTGAATTCCAAAAGCTAAAGTCGAATGACATTGGTGACATTGTTGCTGTTTGGTACGAGGAAGCAGCAGAATTCAAATCACAAGAAGAGTTTGACCAAACCAACACCACTTTCATGAGGCAGAAACACAGCCTTGTTGATAAGGTGTTATTTTTTTGGAGTTATAACCCGCCTCGTAATCCTTATAGTTGGATTAACGAATGGTCTGACAACATGGCGGGCGAGGATAACTACTTGGTCCATCAATCAAGCTATTTAAACGACGAACTCGGCTTTGTTACTGGACAGATGCTGGACGACATTGAACGAATCAAACGCAACGACTTCGATTACTACAGGTATTTGTATCTTGGCGAACCTGTCGGGCTTGGTAACAACGTTTACAACATGCATCTATTCAAGCCATTGGACGAGTTGCCTAGTGATGACAGAGTTATTGCTTTGTACTATTCAATAGACGGCGGACACGCTCAGTCAGCTACGACGTGCGGTTGCTTCGGGCTAACTTCAAAAGGCAACGTGATACTGCTCAACTTGTATTACTACAGCCCAGCTGGTCGAGCCATTAAGAAAGCGCCGAGTCATCTATCGAAGGATTTGCATGAGTTTATAACTAAGACATCACTGCAATTTAAGGGCGCTAGAATCATAAAGCGTACAATTGACAGCGCTGAAGCGGCTATACGCAATCAGTATTACGCCGATCACGGGCAGCACCTTATGCCTGTCGCTAAGAAAAAGAAAGTCGATATGATAGATTACGTGATTAATTTACTTGCCCAAGGCAGGTTTTACTATATGAAAAACCCTCTGCCTGTTGGGATGCCATTCACGGATAGCACAGATATATTTGTTGAGGAACATAAGAAATTCAGTTGGGACGAGAAGACGTTGCACAGTGACAATCCACGTGTGATTGAAGAGGATGACCACAGTGTCGATATGCTAATATATGTGATTCTGTCGAACGCTAGAGACTTCGGAGTAAAAGTTTAGGGGGTTGGTAATTTGCTAGAATTAAACAAGATCCATCATGGCGACTGTTTGGAGTTAATGAAGGATATACCGGATAAAAGCATTGATATGATTCTATGCGATTTACCGTATGGGACGACTGCCTGTAAATGGGATACGATTATTCCGTTCGAGCCGTTATGGGCGGAATATTTGCGGGTTATTAAAGATAATGGGGCGATTGTGCTGACAGCGGCTCAACCGTTTACGAGTACGCTGATTACGAGTAACTTGCGGAATTTCAAATACACGTGGACGTGGGATAAGAAGCTGCCTACTGGTCATTTGAATGCGAAAAGACAGCCGCTGCGACGGACGGAAGATGTGTGCGTATTCTACAAAAAGCAGCCGTCGTATAATCCGATAATGGTTCCGCGGGAATCCGTAAGGAAAAATAAGGCGACGGACAAGGTAAACATGGGCGATGGCGAGCAGGTATATGGCACATTTAAGAACGTTGGTGGGACGTATACGCACCGCTACCCCACGAATATTCTCGAAGTTTCTAATAGTAATAAGAGTAATATCGTGCACCCGACGCAAAAACCCGTAGCACTCTTCGAATACTTAATCCGCACGTATACGAATGAAGGCGAAACTGTCCTCGATAACTGCATCGGCTCCGGCACAACCGCAATCGCCGCAATTAATACGGGGCGTAATTTCATAGGGATTGAACAAGACAAAGAATATGTGGATATAGCAAACAAAAGAATAGAAGAATCACTCGTTAAAGTCTAGGAGGTGAGCACTTGAAAATAGTAGACCGCATTAAAAGCCTATTCAAGAAAGGAGGGTACGCATTGAACGAACAAGGTTTAAAGACTATCAATGACCACGAAAAAATAAATATTGACCCCGAAGAACTGCGAAGAATAGATAACAGTTTCGACATCTACAAAGGCGAATACGCACAAGTGAATTATGTTAACTCTCACGGATCACCAAGAAAACGAGATTACCAAAGTATCAATATGATGAAACTCAGTTCAAGCCTACTCTCCGATTTAGTATTCAATGAAGAATGCGAGATCGTTGTATCAGATGCAAATGAAGAAAAAGGAACGGATAATAACTTCAAAGATGCTAATACTTTTATACAACACGTATTCCAACACAATGACTTCAAAAAGAATCTAGCGAAGTACTTGGAACCGATGTTTGCAACAGGTGGTATTGCTGCTAGACCTTACGTCGATATGAGTACGGGTGAGGTTGAATTCTCATGGGCGTTAGCTAATGCATTCTATCCACTCAGAAGCAACAGCAACGGCATTTCAGAAGGCGTTATGAAATCAGTAACTATGCAGATTATCAAAGGTGAGGAAGTATTCTACACGCTGTTGGAATTCCACGAATGGGCTGACGGTGATTACGTTATAACTAATGAACTCTATGAATCAATCACTAAAGGCGAAGTTGGTAAACGTGTATCACTTGATGTGATGTATGAAGGACTTGAAGAAACGGTGACTATTGCCGGGCTGTCCCGTCCGCTATTCAATTATGTGACGCCGGACGGGTTCAACAATATTAATCCGCATTCTCCACTCGGTCTAGGCATCGCAGACAACGCTAAATCAACACTTAGAAAGATTAATGATACTTACGACCAATTCTGGTGGGAAATCAAGATGGGGCAGCGGACAGTATTCGTCAGTGACCAACTATTAAATAACGCACCATCTGAAAACAACATGCCTCCTGTACAAGTCTTTGACCCAGACACCAATGTGTACAAGTCAATGAGGATGGACGGCGAAAGTGCACTGATTAAGGATGTCACAAGCGACATTCGAACGGATCAATACACCGCAGCAATCAATCAGACATTACGCACGTTAGAAATGGAAATGAAACTTTCTGTCGGTACATTCTCGTTTGACGGTCGCAGCATGAAGACAGCAACTGAAATAGTGAGCGAGAACGACCTAACGTACAGAACGCGTAACGGTCATGTGAATGAGGTTGAGAAGTTTATCAAAGGCTTGATAATCTCGGTGTTGGAACTGGCGCAAACAATCACGCTTGAAAGTGGCGACAAGTTATTCACTGGAGAGATCCCGACGTTCGAACATATCGGCGTCAACTTCGATGACGGGGTATTCCAGGATAGGTCCGCATTGCTTAAGTATTATGGGCAAGCTAAGACGTTCGGCTTTATTCCGAGCGTGGAAGCTATCAAGCGCATATTCAAGTTGCCGAAAGAAACGGCGGAAGAATGGGTGAAGGTGATCCAGAAAGAACAGGGCGCGATTGATCCGATGAACATCACCCACAAGAATTCCGAGGAGTTGTTCGGTAAAGAGGAGTGATTAGATGGACCCGAAGAAACCTAAAATCAGTCCTACACAGCTCGACTTATATTCCGGCAATATGTCAGAACTCTATTTGTCGCTTGAAGGCGAAATAATCCGCATCATAATAGATAGGTTAAAAGGCGGCAGCAAAGACATAGCATACTGGCAAGCCGGGAAACTAGCAGACTTGCACCTATTCAATCGAGACGTGACAAAGCTACTCGCGGAAGTAACTAGCGTTGCAGAACCCGAGATATTGCGGATGTTCGAAGAGGTCGGGAGAACCATTGTAACCGACATCGACAAGGCTATGCCGTATGCGGTCAAACCAACGCCCACTAACTTGGACAACGTCATGAGGGCTTATCACAATCAATCTTGGTCAGAGATTAACAACTACGTTAACCAAACTCTTGTAACTACTCAGTACGGTGCAGGAACGGCTCAAAGGGCTTACGTGGAAACACTAAACAAAACGTCCGCGCTGTTCAATACCGGAATATACACTATGGAACAATCGGTTGAACGTGCCGTTATGGATATGGCGCAAAAGGGCATTAAAAGTTCATTCGTTGATAAAGGCGGGCACAACTGGAGCCTTGAAGGG